ACAAGAATCATGATAGAAAATTATGTGCTTAACGAAAATTTGCAAGCAACTATAGTAAAATGCCACGGTGGAGATACGCAGAATGAGCAAAAATCAGCATTGCATACAATTATTCCATTTGCAAATTCATCCTCTAAATCATCGTAAAATTTAACTATATCCCCTTCAAATATTTTAGTACCGTTCTTGTCGGTTAATCCTGTAAATTGACCTACTGTATCGGTATAAACTACATCGTTATTTATGTGGTACGACCTTTTTCTAGGAGAATCGTTCCATGACAAGAAACCGTATTCCCATTTGCCATTATCCATTCTCTTTCCCCTGAATAATATTTCCCTTTTCATAATAAGTATTTTTAATTAATAATTCTTTAATAACAATGCAAAGCTATTTAAAAAGCAAATAGACTGCAAATAAAAAGCTATGTTATAAAACATATTTTAGAATGGAAGTGGATTTTTATTTTCCGTTAACAAATCATCTGATGATGAATATGCGCTGTCGTAAATGGATTGTACTTCTGAAATTTCAGGTAGCTTTTGTTGCACTGGCTGTTCCACCCACCCGTAATTTATATTTTCAGCTAATTCGTTCTTAAACCTCCTAGATTCTATTTCGTAATACATGGGAACTAGCAAGTCAACAACGCCTAAACTTCTGTTTTTACATACCTCTAAAACGTTACCATAGCCACGATTCATTATATCGTTAATTCGTATTTCTCCAAAAAATAACTTTCCCTTTGTTTCAAAGTCCATATTGCATCTATGTACGATGAATACGTTATCTACCGCATTTGTTAGGTCGGCAGTTCCTGAAATAGATTCTTTTCTCAAAAAATCATTTTGCTTTCTAGGGTGCGCAACCATTATTATATGGACGTTTTTCTCTTTGGCTAAAGCGCATATTTGTAAAATGAAGTTTTTTTGCTTAGTGTTTTTATCTCCATCAATACCATCTAATTGTAAAGCCATGAGGTTGTCTAGCACGATAAGAGATACTTTTTCTGATTCAATCAACTCTTTTATGTCAGCCAACAACTGCTCCCACCTAGAGCCATAACTGTTATTGTATAGGTATAGCTTGCCGTTAGTCCAACTATCTATTTTATCCGATATATTTTTAGGAGCATAATAAAAGTTATCATAACCAGCTTTTTTTTGAACGTAGTTTTTACCTGCTGCCGACTGATTTATCCATCCCTTTAATCTAAAGTCAACAAGTTCACCAGACCATATACCGACTTTATATCCCTTGTTTATAACGTTAAGAGCCAATACATTAAGCCAGCTACTTTTACCTGAACTGTTACTCCCAGATAAAACTGTGGTTTCCCCAAGTATAAGACCATATATGTTTTTATCTAACAAATCAAATCCCGTAGGTATCTTTGGCATACTTCCAATGTCAATATATTCAATATCGCTCATGGAACGCCACTTCTTACCCTTATCCTTGCTTTCAGATTTTAACGTATATGCTTCTTTTTGTGGTATGTGGCTATATCCGTAATTCCTCCTTTGAAAGTCACCATACTCCTTCTTATCGTATGCGTTTGGGTCATACATTAGCCTAAACTCCTTCCATCCATAGCTAGAACAGCTAGCATGAAGACACTTAAATCCGTATCCTCCTCCATTCATTTCAAATATAGCTGAATCAGGCGCAGTGTGCGAACTATTGAAAGGGCAGTTTTCAAGAACATATTTAGTGTATGAACTAGACCTTACAATGTTTCTTATCTTAATATTATGTTCTGATATAAATTCAGATAAATTAAAGTTGTCCGACTGATAATTATTTACCTTAGATGGAACTTCTTTTTTAGGTAGCATGTCAGCCACTTTTTTAAAGAACTCATTAGGAGTTGCCACTATTTCGTCAGGTACTTTTAATATTGCACTTTCCCTTTGTGGTCTGTCTGGCGTATTAGAACCTTTTCTACTATAGCATCCATAGAGCTTGCATATTCTACTAGCGTTAAAAACAGACGTGTCAACCTTTACTTTTTCAGTGGAGAAAAGCATATCCAAAACAAGTAGAAAGTCACGCATTATTGCGCTGTTCTCCGGGGAATTAAGCATAGCTTGCTTTATGAGCAAGTGAAAACCGTTTGCCGAATCGCATATTACGGGCTTGCTAAATCCTTCGTTTCTTAGAAATTTATAAATTTCATTCACTATAGGTTTAGCCAACTCTTTTTCTTCGTCTGTAGAATTTGTACCAGCGGGTTTATCCACGTCTATATCTATAAGACACCACGTCCTACCTATTATGTCATTATCGGAGGTAGATGATGGGGCTTTAAATTCCATTTTATCTCTTTGCTTGCGTGAATAGCACGCTTCGTCAATAGCGTTTAACGTGAAATATATATTATAGTTATCATAAGGCTTTATACTTTGGATTATTGTTTCTACATCTTTAAAATATCCCGAATAAGAGCGGTCTCCAACAACACGTATTTCTACTAGCTCTTTATTGTTTTTGAAAACTTCATACCATTTACGAATCGTAGCCTCATTCATTGCTATTATCTAAATTGTTCTTCTTTCATTTTACTGTCAATCTCTGCAATCCTACTTTGTACATAGGAATCTTTTGCGTTAACATAAACACGATTGCGTTCTAGGTTTTTCCTTAGGGTGGCAACCATATCCAATGTCTTTCCTTTACGTTTTTTCTTGCAATAATTCCATCCATCTTCCGTACCCCAAAACATTTCAATTGACTTTTCTATTGTTGCCTTATAATCGCATCTAGGGTTATATTTAAGAAATAAAGCCTTATGCCTATCATCAAATAACAATGATTCTCTTGAATCTTTTACAATAGACAAATAAGCTTCATAATCATCTTTCCATAAAGGTCTTTTAATTTCGTCCGAATCTTTTTTATTATCCTTCAATCCGTCATTATACGCTTGTTCTAGTGCCGATAAGCAGTCTTCTAGCGATACATATCCATCTACTACCTTACCGTCTATATATTCTTTTAAATCTTTCATAAAATTCTTATTTTTGGTTTATAAATTCCGTTAGCAATATATGTTTCAATTATAAATCTTTCCGTATCAGAAAGAATAAGCCCATGCCTTATAATCTCACGTAAGTCACCATATTCTTCAAGCATAATAGATATGGCATTAGATTCCGCTATTGTGCAGTATGCAAACGGCTTCTTTGACTTATCCGTTAAATAGAACTGTACGCTAGGCTTTATTTTTGTTTTTCTAGCCATATCCTACTCGTTTATAATTTCACTTATTTCATTCTTTATTCGATCAATATCATTCAGCTCCAAAATAGCTTTAAGTCCATCCGAAAACTCATTTAACGCTATTTCTACTGCTTTCATGGCAACAATCCTAGTGTAGCACTTATCGTTCAAATTAGATAAACGCTCAATGTAGTCTAATGCTTTATATGACTTCATGATTCTGACAATTTACAATATCTTAACCCGAACGAGCGATAAACTTCTAGTTTTTTACACAAAATCATGTGATCGCCTATTTTTCTCTTATCAGAGTACTTGCATTTTCTGCAATCTATTTGTTCTTGTTTTACGGATTTTGCCATATTGTTTGCTTTTTAATTAATTAAAGTCCATGCAACGGAATCGAACCGCTTTTTATAATTTATATTATAAGTTTTAACCAATAAACTAGCATGGTTGTTCGGCTTTTGTACGGATGCCGATGAACCGTTTGTATCATTACATCGTTAACACCTCCTTTAGTGATATTAGTTATTTATACGAAATAAAGTCTAATATAGCCGTTTCCTGAACCTTGATAGATTCATAATCTACCATAGAACCTTTCATTAGTTCTTTTACCTTAGAAAGCACGCCTTCCATGTTTTTAGCCTGAAACAGCATATCATAGGGAACTTTCTTTTCTTTCATCGTGTTCTCGTCTACAGAAACAAACAATAGCCTTACTTCATAGAACTTGTCGTCCTCTTCGTTATCTGATAACACAACCTCTTCATAGCCACACCTTTTAATGGCATGCACACAACATTCTCCATTAACAAACGGTTCAATGTAGGCTAGCATGTTCGCCTCTGATTCAGTAAAAGAAAGCGAATCTAATACATACTTTTCAGTGGTTAGCTTATTAGTTCCCTTTTCTGTCATTTTCTCGTACTTTACAGTACACTCAAAATATTTACTCATAATTATTTTATTGCTAAATTTTGTTATTTTTATCGTAATCTGGCAACAAGTCGTACACGCCCCTAAACTTAGCCCAATCAATAAATTCGGATATTGTGCGCAAATTATCAGTTTCCATATTATTATATCTTATACAAGTTATAGGGTCATGCCTTACTATCGGCAATCCTCTAACATCTAATCCGTGCTTGTCCTTTTTATATCCGTCAAACAAGAATAAGTCGAAAGTGAATACGTTTGCTTCCCAAAGTTGTAGGTACATTCTCCACTGAAAGCTATCTATGTAGTCCTCGTCACATATATAGGAGTATTTAGTTTTTATATCTCTTATATGCAAGCCATTTAACACGTCTGCACACCCAGTGATAACAACCTCTTGTCCGTTTACGTTTATTGCCTCATATAGCCTTTTTTCGTGGAATGCAAGTGGCATAGACTTGCTATATTCCATTGCTAATTTACATTGCGAAACGTCCATTGTAACCGTATAGCCATCGTCTATTGTTATAGCTCTACCTCCATCTACTTTGCTTATATTGCTATAGTCGCCTTCGCATAGCTTATGAAATGCAGTTCCTATATAGGTGTACTCGTTACCTTTAAACGCTCCACTAATGCCATCAATAACTGACTGTTCAGTATCGTAGGCACTAGCTTCACGCATAAATCGGTTAAATTTCTCTATTTGAGTAACCCTTATTAGTTTCATTTTTCAAACTTATTAGTTTGCTTGTTGTACTTAAACCCCAAACTAACCACTTTTTCGTTCAGTGATTCTTTCAGTGGAGTTGCCATTGTTTTTGGCTTGCTCTTTATAGATGATAGGATATTGTCAGCATCCGCAGGCTCTTTTATCGAATCTATGGATTTGCGTATAGCCGCCACTTCATCTAAGGCATTCTTTTGGTCTTCCGTTTGAGAAGAAATTGATTTCTTTACTCTGTCAACAATGTCAGCCATAAAAGTTGGATATGAAGCATCATACTGATCTGGTATTTCTATCGGCTCTATTCTAGCGGTATTCTTTCCAATTGTCGTATCTGTTGGATCAAAAGATAACACCCGTTTATTGTTAACGATAGATACGTATCCTATTTGGTCTGCGATACGAATCAGAAGCTCCTTAGAACCGCCAGTAATATCAGGAAATACAAACGTACTATCCTTTACTTCTTTCTCTTTTGCATGAGCAATAAAAATAAGGTCTACATTCTCCGTTCTTCTTCTGTTTATAAAGTTTTTAAACTCTTCACCAATAGCACCAAACATCTTTTGCTTGTTGGTTTTAAGTTTATAATCTCTTCTCTCAACATATTCAATTAGGAAATCGTCCAATACAGACTTTGCGGTGTCTGTTACTACCGTGCTGTAATCCTTTATACATCCTTCGTCTGCTAATACATCATCCCAACTTCTAGCTACAATAGTATCAACTCTATTGCAAGCCCTATCAAATCCCCTGTCTGTGTCTATCAGGATTGGATTTTTTGCTGTATTAGCGATTGAGGTCTTACCAACACCCGGCACTCCGTAAATAAGTATAATTACGGGTCTTTCGGGAGCTACATCTGTTTTTTTAATTAATGCCATAATCTTTTTTATTTATTAATACTAATTTGTCCGTAAATGTACTAGTTTAAATTGTAAAAGCAATAAATTCATAGTTAAAATACATAAAATCTACTTTTTATTTCTTTCATACCAAGAAAGTCGCCTACCTTCTTCCTCGTCATATTCATATTTGGCATTGAGTTCGCCCATATTAAATTGATCACTTTTATTTAGAAAGTACAACCGCCTCTGTATGCTATTCTTTGTTGCTTGTTTTTTATCAAACCTATCATAAACCAAAGAATCAAAAATAGCACTACCAGCTTCGATTAGTTTATCATTATAATCCTTCATTTGTGATTCCAAGTGAACAACGTGCGCCTCCGAAAGCGTTTTGAAATCAAGTTTTTCTTCTGCCATTAAAACGGAAAGACAAGCCATTATCTCGGCTTTATCTTTTCTTAGTAGTTCTTGAAACAAATCGTAAGTATTCATATTTTAAAATATTAAGTTCTTGTTCTCTTTTAATTCTTGCTCTGATACGGCAGACTTATCCAACACGTAATTATTCAACGTCATAGAAATGTTAGCGTGCCCCATCGAAGTGCTAATCTGCTTTTCGCTCCATCCGCTATATCTATATTTGATAGTCGCAAACGAATGTCTGAACGTATGAACATGAACAGCATCGCATAGCTCCACTACATTTGGTCTGTTTGGCGTTCCTATATCAATCGTTCGTGTTATACCACACTTACGGCATATATCACGAATAACGGGATTTATATCGCTTAATCGTTCGACCTGAATATCGAAAAGCTCGTTCAAGTAGTTTTTTGCCTCCAGTGTTAGCGATACGCTTGCCTCAAAGTCTTTAGTCTTTATAGGTATATAACGAAGCGTATAGCCATCAATGTTAGCGGAACTCAAATGCTCTACATCGCTGATACGTGCGCCTGTTATTGCCGATATTAAGCACATCTTTTTTGCGTATAGTTCAGCATCATTAATTGGAGTATAGTCCGCTATTTCTTGCAAGTCGTTCGGTCTTAACCACACCTTCTTCTTTTTGGCAGCTTTTAGCACCTTAACATTCTGACCACCATTCGTTCGGGGGGAATATCCTCTTTTTATAGTGCCCTTAATCAGGTTCATATACAAAGCTATTGTTGTTTCAGATAATAAACCTTCACCAATGCGCTTCTTTTGGCTTCTAAGGAAGTTTTGGAAGTCGGCTAACGAATCATCCGTTATTTTATTCCAATTCGGTACATCGCCCCAAAACGCCTCCATGTGCCTAAGTATATGCCAGTCTTTCTCATTGTAGGTCTGAAAAAGATGCTTAAAGCTAATTGAGTCTTTTACAAGCTCAACTTTTTGGCTCTTAATTTCCTTTAACATAATGTTATTGGTTGCGATTAGCTTATTGAATCCTTTTACGGTATTCTTTAGCTCCTTTTCGATTTTTCTAAGCCTCGCATTATCTTTCTCAAGCTCCTCAATTCTTTTTATTAAATCGTTTTCGTTCATATCTATCTAAATTTGAATTAAAATAAGTGACTAAATGCCGTATCATCGGCTTCAATAATATTTTTGCTAGGGAACGACTTTATATAATTGTAAAACTGAAACAGCTTCATGTCGTCCTCTCCGCATCGGTCTATTAATAGCAATAATGTATTGTACAATATGTCGCTATCATTCCCGTAATTAACCTGCATATCGTTCGAGCACTTATTTACGTGCCCTTTTAGCTTCTTTATAGCTGCAATGGCAGTGTTAAAGTTATGCTTGCTTTCATGCCTTAATTCACACCCTTCTTTCTTTAAGCACTCGTTCGCATTAAGAAGCGATGTTTCAAGCATATCCAACAATACAAATGTTATGTTAGCATGTGTATTGCCTCTTTTGTTCTCTTTACTTTTTATTTCCATGACTTACTTTTTATTATTTAAAACCAATCTACCACTATTAAAGTATGCTCCTACACCAAACCAACCACCGTCTATCGTTCGTGCGAATATTTGTTTAGTGACCACTTCACGTTCATAGTCGTCCGCTACAATTAAGTAGTCTGTCCTAGGAGCAAACAGCCAATTCCTACACTTTTTTGCATAAATCCACTGGTTTACAAGGTCGCAATTTGCGTCCTTGATCGGTACTATCTCTTTGATAACGACTTTATACGGGATTCCCACATTTTACCATCGTCATAGCAGTCGTATTCTTGACCTATAATTGGTAGTTCCTCCATCGTTCAATAGATTAAACCATCAATGAAATAGTAAACAGCGTACAAAGCTCCCAAAAAAGAAGCTAGCGAGATTGAAAGTGATATAATAGCCCACTTTCTATTACCAACAAAGCTAAAGTAATTAAATCCGTAGCCAGCAATTATGCAGATAGCTACTAAACTCGTAAACGTTTGCATATCTATTCTTTATAAAATATTAACGTATCAATATCACTATTTTCAGAATCTAGCAAATAAACGCCTTCATCTAGGTCTCCAGTAATACCGAAAGTCCACCCTTTAGGATGCTTGTTCGGCTCGTGTATCGCTCCCCTATAATCAAGATTTGGATGTGTAAACTCAATCGTTCGCCCATCTATTCGGGTTATTATAGGTTCAGCAAAGAAATTGTTAGCACATGTCGCTTTAAAGTTCCTTGTATGTTTATATCTGTAAAGGCATAAAGTTGTTTCGTTCATGTGAATTACTATTTTAAATTTTCAATAAAACTTTTAGCGGTATTTTCAAGCTCTTCCATTAAAGCGGGAATGTGCTCTTTTATATTGTTGTATTCACGCATATCAGCACTAGGAAAGGAAATTGCGAAGTTGAATATAGCGCCATCTTTATTCCATCCGCACATATCCCTATAGCCTTCTTTTTCTATTCCGTATTTTATGCGCAGACTTGGAATTAATTCAAGGGCTAATATGCTAGCCCCTTTGTATTCCCAAGATTCAATTGAACCTACTCTTTCTCTCAAATTATCAGCAAAGTACTTTTTAGCTTCTTCTTTTAATTTATACTTCTCCATATCATTATATATTTTAATTATGATAATAGCACC